CAAATGATGCTATGCAATTAGCAGCAGCGGCTGCATCTAAATCTATAATTCAGTATAGATTAACTAATACTATTCCGTGGTTCCAGTTAATGCTTTCTTCATTGCAGGATGCCGCAGTTCAGGGTATATGTATCTCGCACCAACATTGGGAATTTGAAGAGAAGGAAGAATCTTACGTAGAGCTGGATAAGGATAATAATCAGGTCACAAATATTGACGGAACACCAAGAGTTGAAAAGCAGTTAACATCAATAAAAGACAGGCCGGTAATAGATTTAATTGCTCCAGAGAACTTTAGAATAGATCCGGCTGCAGATTGGGCTGACCCAATAGGATCGTCTCCGTATGTAATACAGCTTATTCCTATGTATGTTCAGGATATATTACAGAAGATGGAGGATAAAGAGTGGAAGAAGTTTTCTGTTGGAGAGCTTCTAACAACTGCAACCGATGAAGATGATAGTGGAACAGAGTTAGTCAGGGTTGAACCAAGAGAGAACCCTTATGATAATGATTCTGGCTATGATGAGATACAGGATTATAAGATAGTATGGGTGCATAAGAATGTAATAAGAAAGGATGGTATTGATTGGTGCTACTTCACAGCTGGAGTTGATTTACTTCTTACTGAACCAAAACCTTTGCTTGAGTTATACCCCTGGCTACGAGAAGGAGAAAGGCCGTATGTTATGGGGTCAGTTAATATTGAAGCCCATAAATTATATCCAGCCGGAACTGTTGAGCTAACTCAAGAACTGCAGGCAGCAGCTAACGATATATGGAATCAAAGATTTGACAATGTTCGTCTTGCGATGAACAAGAGATACCATATACGAAGAGATAGAAATATTGATCTTGATGCATTATTTAGATCTGTTCCTGGTGGCGCGGTAGAGATGGATGATCCAGATATGGACGTAAGGGTCATTGAGACAAAGGATGTTACCGGCTCTGCCTATGCCGAACAAGATAGAATCAATATGGATTTTGATGAGTTACAGGGTAACTTCTCAACATCAACTGTGCAGAGCACTAGAAGTCTTAATGAGACCGTAGGAGGAATGAATCTCCTTGCTGGTTCAAGCAGTACTGTTACTGAATATACATTGAGAACATTTGCTGAAACATGGGTAGAGCCAGTGCTTAAGCAGCTTATGCGTCTTGAACAGTACTATGAAACAGATGAGGTTGTATTAAGTCTTGGGGGTGAGGCGGCATCAGAATTTGTATCCCTTCCAAAAGATGATATGATTAATCAGCTATTAAAGTATGAAATACTTCTTAAGGTTAATGTTGGACTAAGCGCAACTGATCCAATGAATCGCGTCAAGAACTTAATGTTTGGCATACAGGCTCTTGGTGGATTTCCAGGAATAGCTGAAAGAATAAATATGCCAGAAGTTGCAAAAGAAATTTTTGGTCAACTTGGGTATAAGGATGGGAGCAGATTTATATCGTTTGAAGATGACCCAAGAATAGAAGAGCTTCAGGGACAGCTACAAGAGTTGCAAATGCTACTCAAGAGTGAGCAGCTTAAGCTTGAGAATAGGTTAAAGGTTGAGCAGATGAAGCAGGCTGGCAATAAAGAAGTGGCCAGTATAAAGGCTGGATCTGAGGTGAGTAAAACCCAAATAAAAGCTCAGTTAGACTATATAGATCTTCAGCTTAAGCAGGAAGATGTAGAGACACGCAGGGCTGAGTTAATGTTACAGAGAGAAGCTCTTATAAATCAGATAGCAGAACAAGAACTGGAGAGACAAGCAGAAATGGTAGAGGGTGGAGAAGTTGGAGTTATGGCAAGAGATGACTATAACCAGATTCCATATGCAGTAGGATAGCATGGAATATTATGACCCATCGGAAGTTGGGATTGACGAATTAACTAAAAGAATAAGAGTTGGTTCAAAGACTAAAGAGTTTTTGGCTACAGGAACAGGAAAGGCTATAGTTGAAAGAGCCTTGAGTGAATACCATACAGGTATAGAAGAGCTTCAGAAAATGATTCTAGTAGATCGTTCTTCTGGGGATACGGAGGAGTTAAAAAAATATAGATCTATAGCTGGCAACTTGGCAAGCCCTTTGAAAGTATTGAAGTGGCTTGATGGAGTTATAGCCGATGGTGATAATGCATATTTTTTTGCTAACAATAGGGATTTAGAACCATAAGGAGTGATTGAATGGATAATGAAAACGCTACCCAAGAAGTGGATGCGTTAGAAGAGGCATCTATAGAGGCACAAGAGGAGAATGATTTAAGCAGAGATTCTGAATTAAGAAGCAAGGTTTCTGTTAGGGATAAGATGTTAGAAGACATAGCTTCTAATATTCAGGAAGGAAGAGATGAGGGCTTAGAGTCTGAAGACGCAACAGAAGAGGTAAAAGGAGAGCCTGTAAAAGCTGCCGCTCCAGATTTACCAGTTTGGCATGATGGAGAGCAGTGGGTAACAAAGATAAAAGTAAATGGAGAGGAGCTCCAAGTTCCTTTCGATAGTTTAAAAACGTCACATCAGAAAGATAGGGCGTCACAAAAGAAATTTGAGGCAGCTGCAGAGAAAGAGCAGGAGCTGTTTGTAAAAGAACAGCAGCTTAGATCATATGCAGAAGAGCTTCAGAAACAACAGCCATCCAAAGAGGACGCTGCACAGAAGAGTAATGTAGAGTTTGATTCTATAATAAATCAATATCATGATGCTCTTTACCAAGATGACTCAGCGAAGGCTACTGAGTTACTTAAAACCTTGACTAATAGTGGGCGCGGAACCGCCACCCAGAGCATGGAAGAGGTAGTTAGTAGGGCGCTGAAGTCCTACGATGAAAGTAAAAAGGCAGAAAGCACAGCAAAAGAGAGGGCAAGTTATCATAAGTCTCTAGAGGAAGCTATATATTTCTTTGAAGAGAATTATAAGGACATTGCAAACTCTCCAGAGTTGCGTGCTGTTGCAGATAATCAGACGGTTATCCTTACTCAGGAAAATCCTGAGTGGACACCAATGGAGATTGTTAAGACAGCTGCTGAGTATACTAAGGAATGGGCTGGGTCGATTAACAAAACATCTGACGGCAGAGTCGCCAGAAAAAAGAGAATCGTAAACCAACCCAAGTCTATGAACAGATCGTCTTCTGGGCCAGAGGAACAAAAGATATTAACTCCCTCTGAGATAATAGAAGAGATGAAGACTGCTCGTGGACAAGTTCTGTAATTATAACTTCTATAGGAGGTAACTATGGCTGGACAAGTATGGTCAGTAAGCACCTCCGGTGGTTATATGTATGCGCTGAATCTAAGTAGATTACTTAGAATGTCAGTGCAACCTTTGGTTAAGTTCCGTCAGTTCTGCGACATTAAAGACGCAGCGCACCAGGGGCTTCATCGGGGTGATACATTCCACTGGAACGTGTATAGTGACGTAGCCACTCAAGGCTCGACACTGACCGAAACTAGTACCTTGCCCGAAACTGCTTTCACTATTTCTCAGGGAACCATGACCATTACGGAGGCTGGTAACAGCGTTCCGTGGACTGGTAAATTGGATGATCTCGCTGAGCAACCAGTGGCTGAAGTAGTACGGAAGGTCTTAAAAAATGACGCCAAAAAAGCGTTTGATAATCTGGCGGCTGCTCAGTTTGATCTGTGCAAAATACGCGTGGCTTCTGCTACGGCAACCGATGCCGTGGTGACAACCACTAATGGTGCTACTGTTACGACCAATGATGTTGCTCTAGGTAAGGGCCACATTAAGGCTATCGTAGATGTCATGAAGGAACGTAATATTCCTGCGTATGCTGATGACGATTATTATTCCATCGCTTGGCCAACAACTTATCGTACATTGAAGAATGACCTGGAAACCTTAAAGTCCTATGTGGACCAAGGATTCCAAATGATCATGAACGGTGAGATTGGTCGATATGATGGCGTAAGATTCGTTGAGCAGACTCACATTGCTAAGGGAACCGGCTTAGGTACTGCTGGTGTTGCTTGGACTAATGGAAAGTCTGACTGGGCGCTATTTTTCGGAGAGGATACTGTTGCTGAAGCTGTTGCCGTACCTGAAGAAATCAGGGGCAAAATCCCTGGTGACTACGGTCGCGACAGAGGTGTAGCGTGGTATTATCTTGGTGGGTTTGGTATTACCCATACACAACAGGCACAAACCCGCATCGTGATGTGGGATAGTGCGGCATAAAGGAGAAATATTATGAGTTATAGTAATCCAACTTCTTATTGCTTCACTTATCTTCATGATTTCGGTGCTGCAACTGAAGCCTTAATCTTTCGTGGTCCCTCAGGTAAACAAGGGACTATAGAAGAAGTCGAGGTTCAAGCCTATGAGACATTTAATGCCGTCACTACTGAGGCAGCAGTCAATATAGGATCTACAGCTGCAGGTGCAGAGTATGTAGCAATGGGTCTAGGCACTCTTGCTGATGGTGATGAGCAGAGAATGACGGATACAGCGGCTGATTTGGTTTTAGCGGCTCTTCCGGCTGATACTGACGTTAATTTGACGCTTAAAGCCCCAACTGGCGGCACGCCTGCTGGTAAGGCATATGTTCAAATTATGATCCAGTGGTACTAAGGAGGCAATTATGGCTGAAAAGCATACGGCGCAGGGTAAAATTCCTGAGAATGGTTTGTCTTCGCTTGAAAATATTAGCGGTGAAACGCTAAAATCTTTAGGCATGGCCAGTGTTGGCCCAGACCAGAAGCCAGAAGGGATTGTTCACAAGACTATCTCTACTGATCGTGGGAAATTTGAATTTGCGTGATCAAACCGGATGGGGGTGGTACGCCACCCCCTATCCTTTTGGAGAAAGAAATGGCTAAAAGAATGAATTCTGTTGTGGCTTATATAGGTGGCCAAGTTGTAACTCCAGAAATGGGGTATGGTTCTACCGAGCCAAAACATAAGGGGTACACCAGCGGTAGTCAACTCTTCGGTGAGAGGGCTATGGAGTGCAGAGCAGAGCAAAGAATTACTAATAATGAAGGAAGAGTAAACGGTCAACTTGTGAGGTCTGGCCTCAATCATTTTGGGTGGGCTTCTTAAGAACCAGTGAAGATAATAACTATTCCCGAAAGGGAAATTGGAGAATATACTGAGGATGATTTTGGCGGAAAGAGAAATGATCCAACAGTATGTGTAGTAAGATACGGTGCATTTGGGGATATAATACAAATCTCTTCGATCCTGCCATTATTAAAAGAACAGGGCTATAGGGTTTGTGTGAATGTTACCGAGAGGGGTTATGACATATTAAAGTCAGACCCCAATGTAGACGAGTTGTTAGTGCAGAAATCTGACCAGGTTTCAAATGATAGACTAACTGAATACTGGGAGGAAATGAGTAAGTATTTTGATAAGTTTATACAATTATCAGAATCAGTTGAAAAGGAGTTATTACTTGTTCCAGATAGGTTGGAGATTTTAGATGGAGAACCTGTACTGGTTCAAGCAAATGAGAATTATCACAAGAGCAAGGAAGAGATTCACTCGTTATGTAATGTTAATTACATGGAGAGAACTCATGACATGGCCGGTGTTCCTCATAAGTTTAATCCAAAGTTCTATCCAACAAAGAAGGAAGAGTCTTGGGCTTCAGAAGTAAGAAGAAGGATTAAAACTAAACATGTTGTTATGTGGGCTCTATCTGGATCATCTGTTCACAAGGTTTATCCATGGACTGATATTGTAATTTTTACGTTATTGAACAGTAGGAAGGATGTTACATTTGTAACTGTTGGTGATGATTGGTGTAAAATTTTAGAGGCCGGATGGGAAAAAGAAAAGAGGATAATAACAAAGTCTGGTAAGTGGTCAATAAGAGAAACGCTTGCATTCCTTGGGAAGTGCAATGTTGTTGTTGGTCCTGAAACAGGCGTTCTGAATGCCGCTTCCACTTTGAACTGTCACAAAACTGTGATGCTTTCTCACTCTTCGGAAGAGAACCTTTCAAAGCATTGGAAAAATACAACAACTTTGGAGCCAAGCAATTATGAGAATTTCTGCTTTCCATGCCATAAGATACATTTTGGATTTAAAACTTGCAACAGAGATAAAGAGACAGGTGGCGCAATGTGTGCAGTGAATATAAAACCAGACACAGTAGTGTCAGATATATCGAGAAATCTTAGATGAGTACATATTTAGTTTTGTGCCAAGATATGGCTAGAGATATAGGAATACCAGGGACTGGCCCATCAAGTGTTACCGCTACCACCCTGTCTGAAGAAGAGAATGCTGTTGTAAGGTATGTAGCTAATGCTGATTTAGACATTCAAAGCAGATGGTTTAACTGGGATTTTCTTTGGACTGAAGCTACTATATCTGCTATTTCTGGAACATCTACATTGACTTCATCTAATACTGGGTTTCCAACAGCATTGGGTAATTGGAAATTAGATTCTGCTGTATGGAATAAGTCTGCTGATACTTACCAGGTATTGGAGTATATGGAGTGGGACAAGTATAGATATGAATACAAGTATGGGTCTGTTGCGTCTGATACTCCAGAGGTATTCACAGTAAAGCCAGATAATAACATCGACTTGTATCCAACCCCAGATGCAACAACTGCAATATCTTTTGAATACTTTGCTACGCCAACGGCTCTAGCCGCAGATTCAGATGTATCTGCAATACCGCCAAGGTTTCATAAGATAATTATAGCGAGAGCTAAAATATATTATGCAGAAAATGAGGATGCTCCAGAAAT